TCTTCACAGTTTTCACATACACCTGTGACTGTATCTATTCGTTGAAATATTTTAAACAATGTCACGTGCGCTACCTAGAATAGGTTTGTATTTTGTTTTACCCTCTGATTTGTAGGCATGTAAATAAGAGGCTCTTGGTGTTCCTTCAACCCAGCTGCAGTGAATCCATCCGCTGTTAGGTTCACCCGGAGTATAGAACTCAAGAATGAGCTGGTCTGGCTGAAGGTTATTTTTTATCCAATGAAATAATTCAGCGTTGTCGACGCCAACACATTCGAAGTCTGCGGCCTCGGCTTTTGAGTGCTGACTGTTGACCGAGCTGCCGATGGCATGGCACAGCTCAGGGCTACGGAAACCGCTAGTCACCTTTACTCTGCCGAAATGGTCACGTACCGGCTGCAAAATATTTTCACACAACGCTTTTAATTTTTCTATTTGTTCTGCGTTAGGGTTATTGTTAATGCCTTTACGGATCGCTGTGTCCGATTTAATTAATTCTTGAAGGGTAAAATTACGTGAAAGGTTCATGCTATATCTGTTAATAAAATCATTAGGACGGCTCCCATGCCGCCAACAATCCAATACTCCAATCTTTTAATTCGATCTTGCATTTCTTTTATTTGTTCAAACGTTTGCTTTTGCATTATTCTGCAAAGCTTTTCGTGTGATTCTATTTTTTGTAGTGCCGATTTTCTAGCCATTATGTTGTCCTACTTGCAATAACTTTTTCTTCAGGAGATAGTAATGCTTCTTCTGTTCGTGTCAAGTTAGTTTGTGGGTTTTTTATGTTAGCACTAGCCACTAATTTAGGCATTGGTGTGTTACCTAGTGGTGGTGCTTGTGGTTTTGATGCAAAAGGGCTACCTGGAAGCGCTATATTTTTTAGTATGTTAGGAATTTTTTGTAATTGTCTTTCGATAAATCCTGGTTCTTTAACTGGATTACCATCAGAGTCATAAACTAATCTACCCTCACTGTTTGTTTTGTATTTTTCTTTGTCAGGATTATAACCTCCTTCTCGTTCACCTGTTTCTTCATTTAATGTTTTAGGAAAAAATTTAATACCATTATATTTACTAATGACTTTATCTAATTCTCTTTGTGGGAATAAAAAAGATCTATTTGCTCTATACCTAAATTCAGTTGAATCTTTTGACAATTGTTTCATTTGATCTTTTACTAATTGTACTTTGTTTTCAAATCTAGCTTTAGAATAATTTACTGGTGTAAATCTACCAGACAATAAATTGTTAATTATTTTTCTTGGTGTTCCTTGTTTTCTCATTATTTCGTATATTTGAGATTTAGATAAATCTAATAATTCTAAATCTTTGATTCGAATGTACATATCTTTTTGTTTTTTTTTTGCTTCGTCTTGCATATCTTCAAAAGTTTTAACTAAATCTGATGGTGGTTTATCAGCAAAGTTTTCAACACTGTAAAAATTTTCTGTTTCGTCAACAGATCTAAGTAATCTGTTCATAGTAGATGTAAAATATCTAAGGTCTTTTTTAACATCTATTCTAATAATTCTAGTACCAGCGAACAATGCAATCAGTTCATCTAATAAATTAACTGGCTTACCGCCTTTGGATAAATCTTTTGATAAAGCGCTTCCAACTTTTTCTAAACTTTTTGTAACACCAGGTTGAATACCATCAAGAACATATGCAAATGATTTAGTAAATTTATCTCCTAAATCATCAGCTTGTGTATAAACAGAACCACCTTGATCTTTTTTACCGTTTCTAATTGTGACATCTATAAATCTATCAAACCCAATTGGTTCAGAAAAGTATGGTTCTAAAAATTTTCTAACAGGTCCGTTTTCACCAAACATTAAATTCATGACATATTGATCAGTGTCTTGTGGATTTAAATTTTGTGCTTGTGCTTGTGCAATAGCAGCTTCTAATGGTTCGTATAAACTATCGTATGGACTAAAATATGAAAAGTTCACTGCAGCGCTTTCACCATTTTTCCAACCTTTAATTGCAAGAAGATTAGATGTTGCATCCCAAGATGCAGCTGAGGATCTTTTGTATGCATCCCACTGTGACTCTGTGCTGTTTGTTAAAAACTGTGCTATTTCAGTTGCACCTTTACCTATTGCGTAACTTGTTAAAGCTGCACCTGTTAATCTTCTAATACCCATTTGTCTAATAGCAGCGTTAGGGTGAGCTGCCTCTTTCAAACCAGTTGCAATAATATTTGTTCCTGTTCTAAGTATTTCCGCAGGAAACGATATGAAGTTTCCAACCACTGCAATCTTTCTTAAATTTTGTATGAATGGTGGAACCTTACTGTAAGTTGGATATGTATTTCTTAACAAGAAAGCTGATGCTTCTTCTATTGCATCATCATAAGTTTTCTTTTGACCTGTAATTGTATTGATTCTATCAAAAGGTTTACCCATATATCTAAACCATTCAGCAACTTCATCAACATTTTTAAGTGCCATCGATAGCTGTGACTTACCATATTCCCAACCATATTGTTTCCAAAGGTTATCACCACCTGCATATAGTCTTGCGACTTTATCTGTCGGTGCAGACTTCATAAGTCTATCAAATAATTTATCGGTTGTATTAATTACACCGCTTCTTAAATCTTGTAGTACAGCTTTCATTTCAGCAGCTACAACGTTTTCATCCCAAACTCCAAGTCTTACTAATTTTTCTACGTAGTTGTTAAATTCAACTTCATCAATGTTTCCTTTCTGACCTGCTTTAAATATATCTCGTGCAACAATTCTCATTGCATCTGTAACGCTAGCTTTATTACCAATGTGACCATTCATTAAAGAAAAGAAAGAAGCTGACGTTACGTTTCTAACCTGTGTTTGTGGTGAGTATAAAGTTTTACCAATTTGTACACCAACTTTAGCTTGCAACGCATGTCTATATATTGCCATTTGTACTAACTTATCTAAATCATTTCCAACACCTTGAAACATTTGTACGTATTCAGGTGACGCATACTTACCCAGTAATTGAGATTTCATTATACCTAATCTTGGAACCGATGTTATTTTTTGTGCACCTATAAAACCTGCGTTAACCGCATCTTCTAAAGTATTGAACAACCAACCATTTTTTAATCCAGACTGAGCAATATAGTCTGCAGCTTTTTTATTCGCCATAGATGCAATTGCTTCAGATGTTGTGTAAGAAACAGATGCTTTTAAATTTTTTTCAGGTCCCAATAAATTTTTTATTTGATCTGGTAATTCTTCTCCAGTTTTTAAAAATTTAAATTTATCATTTAAAAGTATTCTAGTTCCTATTTCTTTTAACTGTTTAAGTGGTGACTTACCTTCGGCTTTACCAGTACGAAGTATATCTTGTATGTGCATCTTAGCCGACTCTTTGTAGGCATCCTCTGGTTTCATTTTTGGAAAAGCGTTTCTTGCCGATTCTTTTAAGCTTGTGTTCTTTTTAATTACTTTATCTACAATATAAGTTATACCTTTATCTACTGCTTCTTTTGGTGGTACGTATTCAGGATTTCTAAATGTTTCAAAAGATCTAACTAAATATTTTTTAACATCTTTTACTTCTATGTTTGCAAGATCTTTAGCTAACTCATCTGCCTCTTTACCTTTTGGTAAAACTTTTTTAAACTCTGTCATTATTTTTTGAATATCATTAACTAAATCTTTTGCACCTGGTTGTAATTCTTTTGGTAAATCCGTTAATTTTATTTGACCTTTTGCATATTCATCTAGTTGATCTAAAAAATATTTTTGCATTGGTCTAGATGTAGTGGCTTTGTTGTAGTCATTTTGAAATGTTTTAGCCAAATTGTATGCAGTTTTTTCTAAACCCTCGTATGTTCTATCAATTTTTCTAGCTCTAGACTTTATGTATAGTTGTACTTGTTCAGACACACCTTCAATATCTTTTGGTTGCTTACCATAAGATCTAAATAAAGATAAAAAGTTGTCCAATTTTTTTATAGATTTATTAACTGGATTTGGATCTGTTACAGATTTTAACCTCCATTGTTCAAACGGTGGTAGTTGTGTTACTACTTTTCTTGACATACCAGACACAAGTAAAGGCGCCATAAGTCTACTAACTGTAAATTTAGTTGCGTTCTGTATACCTTTTGATGCATTCGTGGTAATTGGTTTTACAACCTTACTACCTAATATTAGTTCTGCAGGTCTAAATACTGTCTTGTCAATTGTCTTTGCACCAAGACTAGCACTTGTTTTTACAAAAGGAGCTAATCCGTATTTATATCCAAGTTGTGTAAACTTACCTACAATAGGAAAACCACCACCAACTAGTGTTCCTTCAGCTCCGTATTTAATTCTATTTCTAAATTCTGCTGCAGCTTTTTTTCTACCAGTCAAACCATCTGTAGATTCTGGCTCAAAAAATAAAGATTCTCTTCCAGGTTCTGATGCCAAAAAATCTGTAACACCCACAATAGTTGCACCTTCTGTAGCTCTTGTTGCAACTTTACTTGTTTTTTTAAGAACACCGCTTTTAATTTTGTTAGATGCATTGTACATTTTTGCAACTAAAGGTATTCTTCCAACAACTTTGGTTACTAAACTACCTGGAATACCAAACTGTGTTAATAAAGAAGTTACCTCACCTCGCCATGTTTCAGGACGATTTAATAAAGTGCCTTCTTTTTCCATAACTTTTTCAAACTTAGACATAAAGTCTGTGTTTGCCACCAGGTCTGTTCCGGCAAATAACAAACTACCAATACTGTGTTGAAGATCATAAATCCCTGAGTCTATACCTCTAGCTATTTCATCAAGACCTGAAATGTAATCTCTTTCTTGATCAGGTAATTGTTTAATAAGTTCTTTAGGATCTTGCTTCATCCCTATCGCATCACCTAGTCTTTTTGTAGGATTAAGTGTGTAATATAAATTCATGATGTTTTTAGGATCAGGAAGAGATAACCACTTAACAGGTTTTTTAGGTTCTGTTTTTTCTGTTAATGTTTCTTGAATTTTAAATTTGACTTCATCAAGATCAAAAGGTTTTTGATCTTTTATATCTATCTCAACAGCTTCGTCTTTGGTAGTGTCCTTGAGAAATCGTTCGTAGGCAGTTTCAGCCATGTTACGCCTCCGCTGGTAATACTAAATTAACGTTATATTTTTTGTTAAATTGGTCTACGTCTTGTTGTGTCGATATTGATGCAAAGTCTTCTAGTGCTTCTGCACTGTTAGCCATCAGTTGTACAATATCATCTGTAATTTCTTTTGGTAATCTAGCTCTTAGTTGATCATAGCTTATTGGATTAGCCATTGATGGTGCTTGAGGTCCGGGAGCCATGGTCTCTGTAACTTGTTCTTCCATTACCATTTCACCATTAGCGTAGCCCGCTCTACCACCTCCTGAAAACTGTCCAAGTATTCTTTTAATTTGTTCGATAGCATCAATATATAGTTGTGGATCGTTTTCACTTTCGTATTTACTTGCATTTTTATCATAGATTTCTTCTGTGATTGATGCAAATAAAGTTTGACCTTGTGGTGACTTAATAAATAATTCTATAGCACCCTCTGTTACGGGATTAGATTTAGTATAATTATTTTTCTGTGTTTTTAAAACTTCTAATCGTATAACTTCATCATCGGTGATTGTACCTTCTTTTTGTTTTGCTTCTAATGCATAGATTTCTGGTATAATTGATTCTAGTTGTTTAGCTATTTCTAAATCTCTATATGTTTTACCACCTGTTTCAGATCCAAGAATATCAGCCTGTGCACCAATTAACGTTTTAAACATATTAGCTTCTGCATTGTATTTGTTGATAGCTCTGTCTTGTAGAGACTTATTGTAAAGTCCTCTGCTTTCTCTAAATCTTTGAAAAGGATCTTTAGCTGATAGTGCGGCTGTTTGAAATATATTACCTGCTGCAGGTCTTGATATTAGGTCTAAACCAAAGTCTATTTTAAAATCATCAAGTGATCTATCTCTTGGCATAGGTGGTGCTTTGTAAGCCATCTGTGATGCAAGATCTCTTAACTGTTGCATGTTCATGTTTCTGATATCTATTTTAGATAGATCGTTTTGGTTTACATCACCTGCTGTTGAATAACCTTGTCTAGGTGCAAGGCCTGAAGTAATACCTTCACCGGCACTACCACCTTTTCTAAACATTGGTCTACGCATTATTCTGTTCATGTTAACTTACAGGTCTTCCCATTTCGTCGTATTGTCTTGATCTATTACCACCAAAGATACCACTTAATACACTAGCTGTTCCAAGAGCCGTTTGTAATGGTGTTGGATTTGGTGTTACTGTTGATTGGTTACCGAACGGTGCATTACCTGAGAATAGACTTGCAACTCCAGATCCGTATACACCTAATCTTTCATAAGGTTCAAACGCCTGTAGTCTATTTGCTTCTCTTACTGCATCAAGTTCTGCTTGTGCTTGTGCTTGTTGTAGGCCGCCCAATGTACCCAACTGATTAATATCTGCTGTTTGAGCTGCTTGTATGTCACCTGCTAAATTTCTTTGTTGACCAAATGCTCTGTCAGCTAAATTTTGTGCTGTGTTAAATCCTTGTTGTCTTAGTGTTGCAAGCAACGCGGCTCTATCTAAATTAGATTGTGCTCCTTGTTCTGCAAGTTGAACACCTTCTCTACCACCACCAAGATTACCACTTCTTGCAGCTTGTAATCCAATATTTCTTCTATCTATTGCTGCTTGTTTATCAAAGTCTGCTAGTGTTGCATCGATTACATCTTGTTGATACGGAGACATGAAACTTTGGTAACCTGTTGGTCCAGAGTACGCTCCTGCTTGTGTAAGAAAAGGTTGATACGCACCTACACCTTGACCTGCTAAATTATAAGCTTGTGTTTGTAGTGCATCTTGTGCTGCTACTTGCGGTGCAAATCTAGATGTATCTAAAGGTATTGCAGTTAAACCTGCTAATTGTTTTCCGTAATCAACACCAAGGTCTGTTACGTATTGTTGTGGTAAATTTTGTACTTGTTCTACTGCCATTATACTACCTCGCTTAATCTTTCCGAGACTGCAAACATATCTCTAGCACCACTCATACCTTGTGATTCTCTAGACAGTTGTCCTCCGTCTTCTAAATGTCTCATAACTCTTTCCATGACTTTAGCTCCTTCGTCAATATCTCCACCACCTGCGTTTCTAACAGCATCTGCTGTAAATACAAACTCATTTACACTTAATCTTGCAGGCACATCGTCTGCTTTTTCTTTAGCTCCGATCTCTACAAAACCACCAGTGTTTCTGTAATCTTTTTCTAAACCACCAAGGTCCATAAGTCCACCTTCAGCCATACCTATTCTACCACCGTTAGCTACTTTAACCGTTTCTTTTGCATATTCTTTAATCATTTCTTCTGGTGTAAATTTTCTAGCTGCAACATCTGGTAAGAAATTTAATCCTGCTGCTATGCCTTGTGGTTGAGTTAATACATTTGCAGCTTTTTTTAAATTTGCTAATTGTAACTGTGTTTCGTCGGCTGGTAAACCTAATTTGTCTTGATCTTGACCTTTAGTAAATAAACCTGCAGTTATCCCTCCTATTATTGGAATAGCGGCTTCACTTAATTTAGCTGATAAACCTTCTTTTCTTTTTCCTTCTTCGTCTTTTTCACCCTTAAATAATCTATCTATAAAACCTTCATAACCTTCTGGTTCTCTATTAACTCTTTCTTGTGACTCTTTATCAAGAACACTTTGATCTACTCCACGGACATATCTTTCAATTGGATCTTTAATAAATTTTTGAAAAAACGATCCAATACCATACTGTCTTCTACCATCAACACCCATAATACCACCATACGCTGCCATCTGTCTTTTGTCTGGTAAAGGTCCTATTGGTTTTGGTTGAAAAGGATTAACTGGTTTTGTTGGATCTTCTGGTAATGGATTACCACCACCTATCATACCTTCCATAATAACCATTCTTCTAAATTCTTCTTTGCTCATCGGTGTAGCATCAGGTCTTTGCTCTAATAAATCATAAATGTACTGTTCGTACGCTTCATCAAGAATATCATCCACCATCATCATTCTTTCTTCTTCTGGTGATTTAGGACCCTCATCACCTCTATATTTGATAGATGGTGCGTTGGTCATTAATTCTTCGGATATTTGTAAATCTGTAATTGCCATGGTTTTGTTAGTTTACTTTGTTTTTCCTATTAAATCAAGAGGCGGCATGATAACTGTTACATCTCTCTGCACGTCTTCTGCAGGGATATTAGCAGCTTTTAATGCTTCTTCAGTCTCGTAAACCTCCCCTGTTTTTTTGTTTTTAATTGTAGTTATTATCTTTTCTGGTGTTAATATTGGTATATCATCCATTATGTTGTTACCTCTTTCTTAATATTTAAATAGCTAATAGCCACTGAAAAAGCTCCAGTGTTACTAGATTGCACGGTTAATGTCTTACCACCCTCCACTATCAAAGGTTGGGTTAGTAATTCTGTCGTTTGATCAGCTGTTAGAGCAGCTGATTTAATTGTTGTAATACTATCATTTACGACTGTTACTGTTGGTGTGCTAGCCGATGTTACTTTCAATGATTTAATAATATATGTTTCGCTTACTAAAGGATTACCTGCACCAAAAATATTGAGTGCATTACCTGTAGTATCGTTGTTTATACCTTTAAATTTATATTGGTTTACTACTGCCATTATTCTAAAAAGAAACTTTTAGCTTCTATCTCCTGTTTTAATTCTTGTTGAAACGATGTATTTAATTTCTCTATTACAGCGTCTAGATCTCTAATCAAAGATTGTGCTACATCTGCTTCGTATTCGTCGCTCGCTCTAGTTAATGTTTGTACTATCTTAGCCATTATTTTCCTAATATATTTTTTAAAAAAGTAAATCTAACTTGATCTGCATCAGTAAAAATTCCTGTGTTAAATTTATTTAACAATAATAAATATTCTTGATTAAGTGCATCCGTATTTGCTAAAGTGTTTAAACCACCATCTCCATTTCCTGTTTTAGAAAGATCTGTATCTATTGAAGATTTAGTTGTAGATTTTGTTCCTTTACCAAATCCACTGAATTTATCTGAAAGATTACTTGTAAGACTATCAGTAAAAGCCCCAACAACATTTTTATCTGTTAAACCAATATTTTGTGCAAATTGCGCTATATTTTTTGCTGTATTATATGCTCTTAGACCTGTAGCTACTTTAGTTCCAAATAAACCACCCGTAGCTGCCATTAAAGCTAAATCAAGTAAACCAAATGATTTTTGTTGAGGTGCAAAACTAGTCATAAGATTGTTTGGATCTAAAAAATTAACATTTTTTTTAGTAACTCTAGGATCAAAAGAACTAATTCCTTTTTTATTTAATGCATTTAAAGCTTTTTGTCTATTACGTCTATCTGTATAAGTAGTTTTAACATTTATTGGATTACCAAATTTATCGACTCCAACTGTGACTGTTGGTTTTGGCAAATTTTTATATTGATTTGCTATGGCCCTATCTCTAGAACTCATATTTGCATCTAAGTTAGCTTGAACGTTAGCTTTTTCTGTTCCTAAATCTCCTGTATCAACTGCACCTGTGCCTCCATCCTTATCGTTACCAGGCCCATCTGCACTAGGAGAACTAAAATCACCTCTACTTGCATCTTTACCACCACCATATCCAGGTCTCGAACCATCCAAAGTTTTTGAAACTAATTGTCCAACTGCGTACAGCTGTCTAGCTTGTTGTAAATTTGTAATAGCCATTATCGTCTTCCTCCGGCATGTATATCTAATCTAAAAGTTCCAAGTTTCCAACTTGTATCTACAGCAGTGTTTTTTATTGTAAGAGCCACAGCTCTTGCTCTTGCACGTGTGTCTACTTTTGTAGTAGATGATGTTATAGTAAATGGTCCTAATGATGAACTAGCTGCTGTGTTATTAGGATAATTTCTTAAATCTAATTGCACAACAGTGTCTCCTTGTTGAGCAATAAAATCAGGTATAATTCTACTAACTCGCATAATATTTTCACCATCCCCTCTAAGATCTCCTAAATTAGTTGCAGCTCCTCTAACAACTTTTTGTGTTATGTCATAATCCCCAGAAGTAATATCGGCCGGTATAGCTGTGGTAACAGCTCCTGCTTCTAATTGATTAACCCCTGTTTCATGTTCAAAGTATATTGTTACTCCATCTGTATTACCGGTAACATCAAAAGAAGTATCATTATCAGGATCATATTTTGTGCCGTGTGGTAAACCAAAAACAGCAGAATCTTCCCAAGTGCTTCTAATGTATAGAGTGCTATCATTTGTAAACCATATTGGACGTTTAGATGTTGAATCTAAGTAACTATAAAATACAGCTCTATTATTTGAATTAGATGTTGCTGTTGGGTAAAACCAAACTACTTCACCAAATAAGTTATTGATACCTGCATAAATTAATTGATTGGATGTTGTATTTAAATCATCGTAAACGTAGTCTTCAACTAAACAGTCCATAGATTCTAGTTTACCGGTATATCTAAAGAAACCATTTTCAGACATCCAGTACGCAGCACCATCAACTTCAACAGCTGCATTCATACCTATCAATCCACAGTTAGTACCAACTTGTTCAAAAGCAAACACAAAGTCACCACCTACAAAACGCATGGTAAACAAAGCTGTATCTGTCCAAACATAGATTGCATTTCTACCAAGTTCAGCTCCCATGATCCGTGATCCATCGGCCAGTCTTTGTGTGCCAGCACTATTGGTTGCTGTTGGTGTATAAGTATTTATATCCTCTTGATTTGAAAATCTAATAAACATATCGTCTTGTGAAGACTTATCTCCAATAGTTTTTTCTGTACCAAAAAACACTAAGTGACGATCTGGTGTAGATACTAACATATCTCTAGATGCTGTTGGCGCACCAGTTATAATTGTAGCTCTGGTTGCAGTTGCATTTGATGCATCTGAATCCCACTGAAAACATTCTCCATTATGTATAAGTGCAATAAGTGTCGTACCTAAGTTGTCTAATGACCATAAACCAGGGTCTGTTACTTTATCGGTGTTAGCCGCTGGTGATCCCCATCCAGTCCAAGAAGATGTATTAGTTACAGTTGCTCCATTAGAGTGTGATGATCTGGTAGAACCTCTTACAGCTCTAGTAATACCCGTTAATTTTGAACCCGTAATTCCAGTGTACGATATTTCTTCACTTCCTATTTGAACATAATTTGTACCTGAAGTTGGAAAACCTGTAACACTATTTAACGTTATCTCTGTAGCTGATCCATTATTACCATTGGTATCATCAGCCAGTGCTCCATTTAACGTTGTTGTAGCTGATCCTAACACTGAACCACCCCATAAAGCTATACCCCAACCAAACGCTCCAACTTGTTCTGCTGGTCCTACGTGATAGTATTGATAATAAGTAATACCTCCAGAAGTAGTTGCACCACTTCCAGTTTCATTACTAGGCATCGTGATAGTAATAGTAGTTGCAGTAGGTACGGATGTTACCATGAATTTTTTATCAGCAAAATCAGAAGCTCCAAAATTAGAATTAGTTATAGGTGAAAATGTAGAAGTATCACCAAATAATATAATGTCTCCTGCTTGAAAAGTGTGAGAACCAGGAAAAGTTATAGTAACAGTTGGTGATCCGTTAGTCGTACTAAATGCATTAGTGATTGCTGTGCCTGATGGATTAACTAAAGGATGTATATCATAGTATACTCCTCCAGAGTACACGTATAAAATTCTATTCGTACCTATGGCTGCAAATTTAGTTGAAGCTGAATTAATAAAATGATGCAAACCTCTTGCAACACCAGTAAGTTTTGATTCCCCTAATTGGTTCCAACCACCTATTTTTTCTGGTGTTCCATACCTAAAACGTACATTTTGACCATCGGTCCATTGAGACTCGGCTCCGGTAGCTGTAACTTGTTTGTTAAATCCTGGTAAAAAGCCTAATTTTTGTAGCATATAAAAAACCTATTTTTGGTAAGTTATATCAGATTTATAAGGATTTCAAATGGTAAAGTAAGGGGAGGGTGTTGTGGTGGTGTCTCCCCCTACAAGCCTATGTTATAGACTATTTTTTAGATGTAGTCAACTTAGATCCTTTGAACCAAGCTGGTAAGCCTAGTAAAGGTCTTTTATCTAATGCGTTTTCTTTAGCAGTTTTAGAACCTGCTTTATTGTAATGTAAAAATACTTGTCCACAGTCTTTACCTGTAAATTCTTCTCTCCAATGTTCTAAATCACAACCAGAATAAATTAACAT